ATCCTCATCCTATCTGAATCTATTATATACCTTCTTCAACTATTTTATAGCTATAGAAATTCTTGAGTCCTTTAACGTCCTCTCCATATTGCCAATTTCTGAAGTTGATATCTTTACCTTCTTGCTCACTACGAATTTTAACATATTGTAGCAAACCTAGGTCGCTAACTTTCAGCTTATACTTATCTAAGCTGATTATATATCTAACTAATTCTTCAAATAATGGATGATTCCTACAATTCTCTAATATACTTAGAGTCCGTATAGCAAAATAATCCTTTCCGGAAATATCATCCTTAGATATATCGTCAAAACGTTCCATGAAGACTATTCTACAGATAGCTCTATATGTAGAATAAACTCCGCCAATTAATGAGTTATCATCCCGTGACTTATAGTCAGGATGATAAAGCGATTGTAAATAAATAGCAAAATCCTTTGATATTTTAGTCTTATCTCTGTTGACAGTCAAACCAAAACTCTCAAAACATGATAAGAGCGCTTCCGAATTACTTGAAGCGTATACGCCATCATCGCCCTGAATTTGGAATGGGCCAACACTCTGATGACAATTTAATGATATCAAATATTGCACGACCGAGTCTACTTCATTGGTAAAAGTAGAACCAGAAGGTACGCCATGACTTCCATGCATAATTCCGTCTGGGGTAATCAACTCTATCGTATTGAACCGCTCAAACAATTCATCAATCTCATTCCAAAACTGAGGTTGATATAGCTGTTTGAAATAATTAAATGCAGATTGCTGTAAGGAAGCTACAATACTAGCATCATAAGCTGAAAAGTCTATTGAAACTATATCAACATTATTATTTTGTGAGAAACGAATGACTTCAGACATAGCTTGATCTACATCTATGGGTTTTCTCAAAGCAGATCTCCAAGGCAACTTTGATTGGTAATCAAGTATAGGGCGATAAAACATCATCTCATGTAAAGTATCAGCTATAGGATAACCGAATATATTACGTGTTTTATTATTTTCTTGAGTACGAGTAAATAACATACAAGGGTATGCTTCAGATAACAGACTCTTCCAATCTTTCACAATAGAACCCTTAACTCGGGATTTCTTAACCATATAAGGTAATCCGCTATTGGACGAATTCTTCAGAAACTGAACAGCTGTTTCTGCAGACATCGGGCGAAGCCTACCGCGCCAATTTGGTGATACAATGCCTGATAGTGGTCTGTATTTAACGTCAGGACGATAATAATCAAGCACTGACTGACGACGTTCTGACCAAGGTTTTGCTATGGACCGTGGACCAAATTTGGAACGATTTGAACTTTCAATATCCAATAAAGCAGAGTTCATTTTCGACAAGTTGGCATTGAAAATTTTATCCCACCCTAATAGGATGCTTTCAGTGCTGTTTTCGTTAGCGATGGGACTTAGCAATACTTCAGTCGAACCGCTGACAATACGATCTAGGTTACGGGAGATTGCATTATAGGCTTGTTTATCAAGGTTAAATCTATTTAGCATTCTGCGATAATCCATCATGATACCTCGTTTGATAATAGAAAGTTAGACTGGGCAGCCAAAACAGGATAGATGGCTAATCTATTACAATTTACTACAGTTTGACTGGCAAGTAAATGTAAAAT